TGGTTGGCGCGGATATCAATCAGATACTTATACAACCCAGCCGGTGCTGTCAGCGTCACAACCTGGCTGCCGGATGCCAGCGGCGGCACGCTGTTGGTCCAGTCCTGAATGATTGTGCCTGGATTGGCATTATCGCGCAGCCGGTGCTCCAGCAGGCTGACCGGGACGGATGGATTGATGGTGAGCAGGATATTACCGACACCGACACCGAACTGTCCGCCTGTGCGCGTGTCGCGCTGGAAGATCTGGTTGGTATAAGGCTCGGTAACAGCGATTGTTCCGGCGTAGATGTTCGCCAACGCGGCGGCCAGCGTGGTTGCCGCGGTATGATCGAGCGTCATAACGCCATTGACGGTCAGACCGGCGGTGAACGCGGTTAATCCTGTGACCGTGCCGCCCGTCAGTAGCAAGTATGACCCGCCGCCCAACCCCTGCAGCAGCGGCGCCGGCACTTCCCATGCCGACGCTGGCTCGTTCGGAAACTGCGCCACCACGGGATCGTAAGCCTTGCCGCCAGTGCGTGATGAACCGTCTGCTGCATTACCATCCGCTACCAGACCGGCGCTGACCAACGTTTCCATGGCCTTGGTGTTGTCGCGCAAGGTTGGGCCGGCACCACCCCTGGCCACGGTGCGAGCGTATCCTTCCAATACGACCTGCGGGCCGCGTGTCGCTGCCATAGCTGTCCTCTGAAATTAGCTGCTGAAGGCGATCAACTCCGCGCCCGGTTCGTCAGCGAACGCGGAGCGCCGCCCTTCGGCCTCACCTGTGGGAGTGGTTCTTGGCCGTCAGACCGCGGCGATGGGCACCCACGTGCCGGCGCCCTGCGAGACGTAGATACGTGCGCCTGCACTGCCATCAGTGCGGATCCAGATGCTGCCGGATGGCTGCGTGCCAGTGGCGGCCCCCGTGCCGGAGCGGATCGTCACGGCGCCAGTTCCGAGCGTGACCGACGAGGCGGTCAGCGCAGCCGCCGAAGGAGCCGCCAGAGCGTCCACCGCAGTCCCGCCGATATTGGTTCGTCCGTCCGGCGCGTTGCCATCAGCAGCCACGCCGCCGTCCACATCGGCACGCCGCTTGGCGGTGTTCAGTTCCAGCGTCGCGGCGTAGGCACCACGTGCGGCCTTGGCGTGATCACCGATCGGATCGAGCACGACCTGGGCGCCGCGTCCCGTAAGCGTTACTGGCATCAGCGGGTTCCCTGTGTTGGCGGTGGCGGATGCATGATGGCGTGCGTCTCGGCAGCTTTCTTCACGCTAGCCACATGCAGATCACGCGCACGCGCGGCCTCTGACAGCGCCTTGAGCCGCTCAGTGTCGGTCTGGGCTGCGGTGTGCTGCACGTTGGCGAGCGCCTGTGCGTTGGCTATGGCCGGGTCGAGGCCCTGTTCTGGCGCCTGCTGCATGGGCTGCTGCGCGTTGTCGTCCACGTTCGGCTGGCCATAGGGCGGCGCCGAGAAATCCGCGTGCATGGTGTGGATCTTGGAGATCACGTTCACGCCGCGCTCCTTGGCCAGTGCTGCATCGGCCGCGGCCTTGGCCTGGGTGGCGGTGATGGTGGCCTGCGCGTGTTGTTGCGCCAGTTGACCGGCCTGCTGCTGCTGCTGCGCCTGCGCCTGCTGGTGCGCCTTCATCATCTCCAGCAGCTTGTCCTTGTTGCGGAGGCTGGATGCCGCAATCAGCACTTCGCCGGGGATCAGGCCAGGCTGCATGCTCGCCAGCTGCACGAGCGACTGGAAGTCCTCGGCCTGGAGCATCGGAATGTCCTGGCCTTCCTCGATCGTGATATCCACATCGAGGTCGGAAATATCGTTCTCCACCCGGATGACCTGCTGCAAGCGCGGATCGTTGGGCTGGAGCTGCATCTGCTGCATCGCCGCAGCGCGTTGCTGCTCGGGCATGCCGGCCAACTCATCCTGCAACGTGACCTGGCGGTTGATACCGACCCAGCGGACGCTGCCGAGGTCGTCGGTCACGCGCACCCACTTGCCAGCCGACCAATATTGCCGCGCGCCCATCCAGATCATCTCGTAGACGTTGCGGCTCCAAAACCGCAGGCTATCGGCGAGCGGTTCGTTCTGGGCGACGCCGCCAGCCTGGTTGGCGAGGATCGCGCGGCCGGACAGTTCCTTGCTGTCGTTGCCCATCATCGAGGCGTTCGGCCCCGACGCCTGCATCTCCATCGTCGCGTGTTCCAAGAGTTTCATCTGGCCTTGTGCCAGGTCAGCCGTCTGGGCGATCTCGAATTTCATGCCGGGTGTGACGCTCACGAATCCATCAGGCTTGGCGACCTCCCGCCGTGCCTTGTCCTCGTCCTCGACGGCGCCGGTCTCCGTGATCACCAAGCGGGTGGACAACAGATGCAACGCCTTGGATCGGCGCTTGTTGATTTCGTCCTGCGGGCTGATCATGTCCCGCACGATGCCGTAACATTTGTTCTCGCGGTCGATATAGGCGGCTTGCATAATTATGCGGCACGCAGCGCGGCCCTTACGGTCTCTGAGCGGTGACTTTTGGGGCGGCACCAGTATACCTGCGCGTGTATACGTGACCTCCCACCACTCGCCCTTTTCCAGCCAGTGGCATTGCACGACGCGACAGCGTTGCCGGGTGCTGTCCTGCCACGACACGCTGCCAGGGCGATCGTCGTAGGTGGTGCCGGAATGCGACGCGAAGCTGTCCTGAGTAACGTCCTCGGCGTCGGGATACATCTCCTCCAACTGGTCCTTGTCCATCCACAGGACGAGGCCTTTGTAGCGGGCATCGGAGAAGTCCGGCATCCGGCTGTGCGGATCGCGCCAGAGCCGGTCCCAGGCCACCCAGCGCGGCTTGATGTCAGCGCCGCCCTGCCCGTCGTCCTCAAGGTCGATGATGCAGCCGCCGAAGCCCTCGACCAGCATGTTCTCGTAAACCGCGCTGCGAATAATGGGGAAGTCGCAATCGTCGGTGACATAGCGCAGCACCTGCGTTGCGGCGTCGGCGCGTTGCTCCTCGGTGGGTGTACGCGGGAAGGCTTTTGGATCGGTTCTGGCTTTCCGTTCCAACCCGCACAGCAGATCGATCTTGCGGCTGACATGGTTAATGGTGGTGACTGGCTGATGACGCTCACGCAGTGCGTCGACCTCGCTCTTGGTCCACTGAATGCCGCTCTTATAGTCGCGCGCCTGCTCGGACTGCTCGCGCTCGTCCCAGGTGGCACGCTCGGCCTCCTCGAACCACCTGACGCAGCGGCTGTGCAGCTCGTCGAGGTCGCTCGGGTACGCCTCGTCGGCGCTGCCGACGCCGCCGTCTTCCGGATCGGCCGCTGACGTGCGGGTGCGTGTGGCGCTATAGGACATCGGCCCTGATCATTGGTTCAACTCGCTCGGCAGTGGCGGCAGCGTGTGCGCGCCAGGTCGCAGTGGCTGCGGTGGTCTCTGACGTGGCTGCGGTGCGGTGGTCTCGGATGGTGGCGGTGCGGGCAGCTCCAGCGCCCTGAGCTGCTTGCCGACAGAGTATTTCGAGCGGCCCATCATTCTGCCGATCAGCACCGGGCCGAGGCCGTTAGCGCGGAGTTGGCGCAGCAACGTGCGCTCCTCGTCGGTCCAGGGCACGCTGATGACGTGTTTCATGCTGGCTGGCATGGCGGCTCTCCGCTACGCTGTGGACGGCCTCACGGCCGCAGCAGGCACTTCTCCACGATCCGGTTGAGCAGCTCGGTGCGCGCTGCCACGTTGTGGTCAAACACCCACCAGAACACCCCCAGGAACACGATGTTGAGCACGATCAGCATCAGGAACGCTGGCGGCAACACCCGGATCAATCGCTCCGAGATCGACGCCAGCAGCCCGTTGGCGCGCTCCTGTTCGGTCACGCACGCCGCGGCCGCACCAGGCCAAGCCCCAACAGCCCGATGCCCAGCAGCGCCAGCGATGCAGGCTCCGGTATCGCCGACGCCGACACGTCACCCGTGAAGCTGGCATCAAACGCACCGATGGTCGCGCCGTCGATCCCCAACGGGTTCGACAAGTTGACGAACGTCAGGTTGAACGAGCTCGGCGGCACCAATTCGCTCGCCGGGATCACGTTGGAGGTCAGCACGAGGCTCTCGGGTGGGTTGCTGACCTGCACCGTCAGCCCCGGCCCGCCGTTGGCGCCGAACGCCGCGTCGGTGAACGTGCCGGACAGGAAGTTGCCGCCGCAGCCCGCCACCGAACTGACGCAGAAGCTACCCGAGTAGTGCTGGATAACCTGGCCGGCGAACAGCACGGCGGCGTCGACCGAGGTAGCAGCCAGTTCAAACGAAGCACCCGCGACGTTGAAGATACCACCACCCAGCGTGACCAGCGTGCCGGCAGCAATACTGATGTTGGTGGTGGTGCCGTTGTCGGTGGCAGTAACGGTGTTGCTGCCGCTTTCCTGCGCCAGCGAGGTGATCAGCGTCGCATAAGCCGGCGCGTGGAAGAACATGGCGCCCGCGATGATGCTGACGCCGAGCAGTGCGTGTCTCATGACGGAAGCCCCCTGTGGTTTTGTGCGTTTATGCAGTTGCGCGTTGGCTAATTGCGCTGTTGCGCTATTGCGTAATTAGGCGTGGCTGTGACACCACGCCCAGTAGCCTTAGCGACGCGGCTGCGGCTCTGTGGGAGGCAGCGACTGGTCTGGCCTGCCTGGTGCCGACGGTAAGCCTTGGCTCGGCCGGTTGCCGCTCGGAGGTAGCCCTTGGTCGGGATGTGGCTGGCTGCCAGGTAGCCCCTGGTCGGGCTTGAGGGACGGATCGACCACCGTATAGCCGATAACCCGCAACCCACCGCCCGCGCTCACCGCGACAATCGCCACGAGGAACTTCTGCGAGGGTAGGCCGTGATCTGGCCGAGGTGGCGCACCAGGGAGGCCCTGATCAGGACGCGGTGGCTGGCCGGGCAACCCTTGATCCGGGTGTGGCTGACTGCCGGGGAGCCCCTGGTCAGGACGTGGCGGCGGTGCGCCCGCAATCGGGTGCGAGGGATGCCCCACCGGCGGCCAGATCGAGCCCGGCGGCATCGGGTAATCAGGCGGCAACTCGACCGGTGGCCAAATGCCAACAGGGGGTGGCCAAATTCCGGGTGGCGGAGGCGGCAGCGTGTTGTCAATCACCGGCGGCGCAACGCCACCCCAGTAGCCCGGAGGAGCACCAGGGAGCGAATTGTCGGGACCGCCAGGCACCACAATGATGCTGCCAGCCGGAACTGGGAATGCTGCCATGTGCTTATGCTCCTGTGTGTGTTGGTGTGTATGCGTAAAGTCGTATAGGCGGACATACGACGTTTCGTCAGGTCGTCGGCTCGTCGCGCGTAGCTACGCCTGTCGTGGCGTGTCGTCTCGCGATGGTTCGGTGACGATGGCGATGCGTTTCCAACTGACGCAGCACTTCGGACAGTGAATGGCCCGCATCGAGGCAATGACGATGCGGAAGTGCGCGTGCGACACCAGGTCGTCCATCCATTCGTGCTTGCACGAGAGGCAGCGAAACGCGGTGTTCAGCAGGATCATGTTACAACCGCAATGGTGATGACGAGAGCTGCCAAAACCATGATGCCGAACAGAACACAGAACATCGTTGCGCGCCGGATCAGGTGACGCCAGCCATGATGATGAGCAGCGCCGCGAGCAGCATGATCCCGAGCAGCACGCCGTGGCTCATCGCGGCAGCCCGAACCAATAGATGGCGCCCTCGCGGACATAGAGGGCGTCCCAGAACCAGTGCAGCCGCCATGGCGCACTCACCATATCCGCCCGCCACCAAACAAAATCAACAACACCAGCAGGATCACAACCAACCCCAGGCCGCCATACGCATTGGGGCCGTAGTAGCCGCCGCGGTAGCCGTAGTAGCTGCCGCCGAGGCCGCCCACGAGGATGAGCACCAGCAGGATGATGACGAGCAGGCTCATGGCCGACTCAGAAGCAGCATGAAGCCAAAGCCAATCGCCACCAGAAGCTCCATCTCCACCAGCAGGATGACTGCCAGCCGCCGAGCGTCGTTCATCGAATACCTGGCCCCTGGATGGCGAAGCCGAACACGGCCCAGCCGAGCAGGAAGAACAGCATAAACCCGACCAGCCAGCCGCCGCGGTTCCAATACGGCTGGCCCACCGGCGTGAAGTTGCCGAACGCCCAGAAGATGATCCAGATGACCATGATCAGCCAGAACAGGAACCCGATGGTCATGGGCCTAGTCCTTTGATGTAGCTATGTGCCTGGGGTTGGTTTGAACCGAACTAGCGAGATAAATTCGTCGTCGGCTCAGTTTTCCATCGCCTCGACAATCCACCGATTGGTCTAGATCACTGTGGATCGGTCATTCCGTCTGATAATCTTGGTTTGCGGACGACATGCTTTTGAGACGTGTCTCTCGATGTGGCTGGCGCTAGGCTGGCTGCATTGAAGCAGGAGGCTAAGTGATGCCCGAACCATCCTTGCAGCTGTTACAGACGCTGATGGAGCGAATGCTGGACCAGCAGCGCCAAGTGATGAACCGGCTGGAGCGTGTCGAGCGAGCATTGCTGGCGGGGCAGCGGCTGCTGCTGGATCGCACCGAGACTGACACCGACATCCAGCATGCGTTGGACGCCCTTACCAGTCGTGTCGAGGCATTGGAAGCACGCTAGTCATTCCTGCCCCGAGGCTGCCGGTTGGAACGCGCTCGGGGCCACACGCGCTAGCGGTGCCCGGCGGGAGGGTGCGGGGCTTCCGGCAGCAAGCTCATTGCGTCGGCGCTAGCTGGTTGGTGGGCATTGCCGCACAGCCTGCGCAACAGCTGCATCCATCGCGTCCCGGAACCACTGCGCCACGAACGCCAGCCGGTCAGCGTCGGTGCGCACGCCCTCGGCCTGGGCGTAGGCGGCAAGGAACGCTGCGGCCCAGCGCTCCGGATCGGCGCCGACCTCGCGGCGGAACTGCGCGCCGGTCAGGGTGGTGGTGTCAGTCATGGACGTCTCCAGCGCAACAACGGCCACCACGAGATGAACGGCCTGGCGTGGCTGCGCGGCGTGCGGAACGCCACCCCAGACCACATGAGATT